GCCGCCATGACTGCCTTCGCTGCCGTGATCGGTATCAAGCCGCTTGTCACTTGTGCGATCACTTCGAGCATGCTCGCTATCTGAGCACTATTGAGTGCCGTTGCTGCCACGTTCTCGACCGGAGCTGCATCTTGAGTAGGTGCGTCTATTTCAGGCGCTTGTTGAGGCGCTATTGAAGGCGTCGCGGTAGTCGGTGCCACTGTTGCCGTCGCTCCTTGATCAGTCATGAGCGGAGTGTTCGGTATTATTGTGATAGTCACACCTGGCATCTCATAGCTCAGAACGTACTCGAAGCCCATTGCGAGCTTGCGCTGCTTGGGTTCGATGACCTGCTTCGTGAAGATCTCCAGACCGATGACCATCTCCTCCTTGTTGCTTCCGAAGCCGGTGCCGCCATCTCGGATTCCGAAGATGAGCGGAGTCGTGCATCGGTGTGCAAGTAGTACCTCTTGTCGTGAGGTGTTAGTCAGATACTCGTACTGCTTGTCAGCGTCAGATAGTGGGAAGCTGTCTATCTTTGGAGGTGTTGCGTTCGGCTCGTTAAAAGTGAAGAAGGTCTTGCCGCTGTTCTTGGCGCCACCGAGATGCTGCTCCATGTCTGTACGCATCCGACGTATGCCGTCCTCGTCTTGCTGTCCGTTGAAGAAGGAGACTATCAAGCTGGGAAACATGCCGTTGAGGATGTTCGAGACGTGATAGATGCCGATCTGCTTCGAGAGCTCGATGTAGTTTACCGCACTGAAGTAGTCCGGCTTCGGATAGATCTGCCCACCGGTATAGTCGAAGCACCAGTATACCTGGCTCGGCTCCTCGTTAGCGGTCGCCTTATTGAACTTTGGAAGGAAGACTGGCTTGTTCTTCCGCTTCCGGATATTTGCCCAGTCATCGCTCTGGTAGATGCCGATGACCTCCTCGTCTTCACCGGTCACTGCGATGCGGCACTCTTCGTATGGCAAGTGCCGGAGCTTCGCGATCGTCTTCCGGTCAACTGAGTAGATGACCTCGATGTAGTAGCCTCCGAACTTTTTCAGATCTGAGGCACAGCCTTGACGTATGTCATCAGTCAAGAGCGAATCTACACGAGCTTGATACTGACCAGCGTCGACTCCCTTCCCTGCAATCATATCCGCGATGCTGATGCACAGAGCGCCATGAATAGGCGACGACTCTGCAAGATCGCGCAGGTACATAGGGAAGAGGTTGTCGACTCCAGACTGCACCCAGCCAGAGCGGTCGACCTTCTCGGTGCTCTTCACTGGCGTATAGTCAGTGAGCGAGACGTTCATGATATTGTTAGCCATGGAAGACGATGTCGTTGTTGATGTTTATATCCGGCACAGTGAAGAAGGAAGTGCCATCTGTTAACTGACAGAGTCCCTGCTCGCATAGGCCGACCACTGATGCGTCTGTCGGATTCACGTTGACCGCGCTGTTCTGACCATAGACGTCATAGCGGTACCTGCCCGGTAGCGTCAGACCAGTCGTATCGACTTGGATCTGTGTGATGCGTTGAGTCTCTGCGATAACTGTGACCACTTGCGCCAAATATACACCAGCGTGGCTGTTCTCATCATGGCGAAGTATGAACAGATAGTTCGTGAACGCAGTCGAGAAGTACTGACGAGCTTCGTCGAGTGTGAGGAAGAGCATCTGATTCGCTGTGTTGGCTATGAGTGTGATCATGTAGTGCGGTATTTACAAAAAGACGGCGCAGCTTAGTCGCCACGCCGTCCCCAAATTAACAAAAACATACAGCAATGCTGCCTAAAATTAGGCAGGATAAGCAGGGTCTACCACGATGTCCGGGTCAAAATTGCTGAACGGAGTATCGCCTGGAGTGTATTGCTCGAGGAAGAGCGGCTGTGTTGGCTCCTCTGCGGTGAGAGTGAGCGTGTAGCCGTTGAGGTCTCCCTTCGCTTTTCCGGACTGGTATGTTCCAGCGGTCAGGAAGCATCCGTCGGTAGTTCCGCACATCATTATCTGGTCATCGTACAGACGAACGAACACAGCGACCTTCGCCTTCGAGAGATTCTCGAGCTCTTTGCGCTTGTCGTTGTCCAGCTTGCCGAGAGTTAACTCGACAGCTTGTACGAAGTACAGCGTGCCGTTCTCAAGCGACGCTGTTGGTGTTATAGTTACGGCGCCGGTGTTGCGGTTCGGCTGATAGCGGAACACTGTGACCGGAGCAGCGACAGTGAAACCAGTGATGATTCCGTCGCCGTCTTGTGTCACACCAGCTGCGAATGAGTTCCATGGCGCGATGAAGATCTCCTTCACGCCACCAACTCCTTCATTACAATCGAGCAAAAAGCCCGTACTTAAGACGCAAGCCATTGATTTTTAGTGTGTTAAGTTTATAAATAGGAGAGAGCCGAAGCCCTCTCCGTTGAATTTTTAGAACCAGGTCGAATATGCTGCGATGTCTTCGCTCACGCCGTACTGAGTACCTGCGAAGAATTTCGCAGAGAAGCGTACGTTGTCTTCAGCCCATGCACCCATGTCCACTACCTGGATGTTGTTCCACTCAGCGGTCAAGTTAGTACCGAACCATAGGTTCGAAGGCTGTGCCATGATCATAGTCGCGGCAGGCATGCCCGGACATACAGCAATATTGTATAAGCCCATGAAGCTCTTCTGAACTTCCGGCCCTGCGTAGGTATACCAACCGTTACCGGCTGCAGCATTCGCGTACATGTATGCCTCCCACACGTCATTCGACATGTAGATGACTGGTCGCTCTGTCGCCTTCTTGAGGCCCAGAGGAGCCGCAGCGATCAGTGCCTGAATCTTCGCGAATACGTTTGTGCTGTCGATAGCTACCGGAGAAGCTACGAAGTTGATGTCGCCGTCGGCGCCCATCAGCTGAAGGAAGCCATCGTACTCGCCAGCGTTCGCAGCGCTACCTGTCCAGATCAAGTTCTCGTTGTTCTGAGCGATACCTGCGAGCATAGTGCTGATAAGACCCTCGGTCAAGTTAGTGCCGAGTGTTCCGTTCTGAACGTCTCCCGCTTCCCATGAATCGTTGAAGGTGTTCTTGCAGATCTCGCGCTGATATTGCAGCTTCTTAAGCTCAAGCACGCGCTCAGTCAAGTCTATCTCACCGGTAGGAGTGAAAGCACATGTCGCGTTCGCGAAGGTAACGTTGTCGTTGATTCGCTTCACGACTTGTTTGTATGCGATGTTCTCCTTTACGGTCACGTGTTGCAGTGTCTCGTTGGCGTAGAATGCAGCCTTAATGTACTCACCGGCAAAACGGCCAGCGTACGTAGTTGTGTTGTTGACAGTAGTTGCCATGTTTTAGATTTTATTTTGAAGATTAAACAATATTCGCTCTTGCATGCTCATGCGTGCGAAGGGCTTCGTGGGTACCGCAGGTGCTGGCTGCTTAGTGCGGCCCAGTTGCACCTTATCCTTCACTGAAGGAGCGGCAGCGCTTGACTTCACCTCTGAGAGTTCAGTCTTGATGCTGCTCAATTCGGTGGCCTTGCTAACGTTGTCAGCTTCTGCCTTCGATAGCTTGCTGAGCAGTTCGCTGTTCTGACCTTCAAGTGCAGAGATGCGCGAGCTCAAGCTCTCGATTGTTTTGATGAGGTCTGCGGTGCTCATCTCTTCCTCGACCATGACTTCCTTGATCTCTGCGACCTTGGCGTCTTCGCCGATGACAAGAGTGCGACCGTCTGCGAGGATGTACTCACCGGCCATCAGAGGCGCAGCGACACCGTTCTCGTCCTTAACGTATACGTCAGCACCTACTCCCCACTCCTCGGCGCTTGTGTAGATGACTGTGCCATCTGCAAGAGCGCCTTCGATCTCGAGCTTCACTTCTTCGGAGAAGATCTGCTTCGGGTCGATGCTGAACTGGTGAAAGATGTCGCGTACCTTTTGTGCGATTTGTCCTTTCATGTTGCGATTGTTTGCACAATAGACTCGAGTGCATAACTTTTCCCCAAAATGTAGCACGAAGCGCACTACTTTTGTCAAGAGATATAGAGGAGTGATGTTTTGAGTTCAAAAAAGAGGAGCGCCATCGTGCGCTCCTTTTTTATGCCAGTGCTTCGAGTAGTGCCTTGACGAACAAGTCCTCGTTCGCATCACTGAGGGTCGTGATCATGTGGTCGAATATTCCCTCGATGCTGAAGCCCTTCACTCGTCCGAGTTCGACGTCTTCCCAGATGTCATCGGCTTGCACATAAGTGCCGACCATCCACGTGCCCACCGGTACGTCGATACCCAGTGAGACGCTCTTGTCGTTCTCGTCTTCCTTGATCCAGGTCTCGACGACTGTGCATCCGGTCACTGCGACCTCGTGCTCGAGCGTGTGATTGTGGTGCAGGTTTTTCATCATAAAGTGATGCGCGCACTTGTATACTGTGTCGTCGTCGAAGTAGATATAGAACTCCTCGCCGGTATTCTTGTCGATGCGGAGTATATGCTTGTTCGGTATGAGTGCCGGGCCGTATAGCATCCGACGCTCTTTCTTTACAGCGCTGAGCTTGACATCACTCAAGGCGACCCAGTTCGTCTCGATAGCTGGAAACTCAACGAGCGATATTGCCTGCACACCGAGCTGCATGTTCTCGTCGATGACGCACTTCATAACTTTCTTTTTTTCCATGGTTTTATGTTCGATTTTAGTGTATACTTGTAGCGGTTCAAATATCCTTCATAGTATTCTGGTTAAAGGTTTGGCCGCGCTAACGAGCGCGGCTTTTCATTATAGCCTTGCCAGCTCCTCCACGCGATCACGTGCCTGCGTCGCTTTCTCTACGTCGCCTGCCAGCACATACGCTCGCGGTGTCTGTTGCTCCGGTCTGTTATTGAGGAAGTCGAGCACGAGAGGGTTGAAGCCTGGAGTCGTCGACTCACCGCCTCCACCTCCACCGGTGCCACCTCCACCGCCACCTCCTGAGATGTCCGGAAGTGATGAACTTGTCGGAGGCTGACTGCTCTCGAATTGTGTCGCCTTGATCTTCGCTATCTGAGCAGCACCAGCAGCGACTGCGGCTGCGGCAGCGATACCGCCACGGATAGCACTCGTAGGGTCTCCCACGACGAGCTGAGAGCCGAATGCGGCCACAGCACTCGCCGCTGTGTTGACGATGGCGCCTGCTATTTGTAGCTTCTTGTTCTTCTCGAATGTCTTCTTCTGCTCTGCCTCGAGTAGTGTCCTTCTCTTGATGAGATCAGCACGCTGTTGAGCAGTGCGAGCGCCTTCGATCTGCTTGTCGAGGTCGCTGAGCTTTGTCGCCAGTTCGGTCGCTGTCTTCTCGTTCAGTGAAGTGAACGCAGCCACTACGTCACCGGCTGCCTTGAGCCACTGCTCAGTAGTCTCGAGTGCTGCCTTGATGCGGAGCTCCTTCTGTTTGTTGACATACTCCTCCTCGAGTGCTGTCGAATCTTGGCCGAATTTCTTCGCCAGTGCGATGCGTGCCTCATAGTCGGCCTTCAGTACTGCCAGATCGTTGTTGAGTTGTTGCTGACGTGCAGTGAGTCCGGCATTCTGGGCCGTGAGCACTGCTTGCTGGCGCTCCTTCTCCTTGTCGACTTCCTCCTGCGCGTACTTGTCAGTGATTGCCTTGCGCTTCTTCTCGTACTCTTCCTTCAGTGCCGTCGCATCTTCGCCTTCATTCTCCAGGATAGTGATCTTCTCGAAGTAGACCTCACCAAGCGCATCGAGTTCGGCTTGCTGTGCACCCTTCTGTGCGGTCAAGTTCTCCTCGATCAGCGCCTCGAGCTCGGCTTGTTGCTCTTCGCGTGCCTTCTTCGTTAATTCCACGAGCTGCTTCGCGTACTTTTCGCGTATTGCCTGCTCTTCCTTGCCTTGAAGTTCGACGATCTGAGCAGTGTCGACCTTCGCCTTGATGGCTTGATCCTTCAGCTGTTTGTATTTCTCCTCGACTGCGGCCAGTTCCTTCTGTTGATCACTTGCTGTTGACAGTCTGAGCTCTTCTTGTGCCTTCCGGATCGCTTCGTTCACTGCGTCTTGTTGAGACTTCAGTGCATCAGCGGTCGCCTTCGCCTTGTCAGAGGCGCTCTTGGCCGCTGCTTTGTCCGTATCGGCGAAGCCCTTCTTGAGCTTATCAAGATTGTCAACGAATATCGTCCCGAGCTTGTCGAAGTCCTCCTCGGTAGCGTTCAATTTCTTAAGCTCTTCTTGTTGCTTGTTGTATTCGGTCGTAAGTTGAGCGACCGCTCTCTCGCGTTCATTTAGTCCGACAAGATTGAACTGCTCCTGGAGCGTGACGCGCTTCGCATTGAGTGCATTGATAGCTTCGACCTTGATGATCTCGCGGTCTATCTCTTGAGTCCGATACTTGTCACGTAGTTCGGCGAGCTGCTTCTCCTGGTCTTCACTTATTCCGACATAGCTGCGCTGTAAATTCGTGAGTCGGTCAATTTTCGCCTTCGTATCGCTCAGGTCTTTTTGATTCGACTCGAGCTTCAGCTGCGTAATCTTCTGACTGTTGCCTGCCGCTTGTGCGAAGGCCAGACGCTCGGCATCCTTACGTCGTTCAGTCGCCTTGTCTTGTGCCTCGTTGAGCTTGTCAACGTCCTCACGCTGGCCATCGATGAAGGCCTTCGCCGCGAGTGCGATGGCTATGATGGCCGCAGCTATGGCGAAGATAGGGTTCGCAAGGAGTGCCTTGCCCAGTGATGAGAACGCACCGCCGAGGCCCTTGACTCCGTCTATGATTCCTTTGAACGAGACGTTTTTGATGTTCCCGGCAAAGTTTCGGACGTCTTGACTGAGGCCTTCGAAGTCGAGGTTCTTCAGTCGATCAGTCAGTCCTCCGGAGATGTTCTTCAAGTTCTCGAGCGGAGGCCCTGCATTCTGTCCGGCGCTCTCCGCGATGTCCTTCAGTTGATCGTTGACTTCACCGAGGCGCTGTGTGAGTGCTGTGTACTTCTCAGTCCCGAGTGCTTCTTGACCGGCAAGCAGCGCCTTCTTTAGTTCGCGCTGCTCTTGCTTGAGGTTCTGAGTCTTCGGCACCAGGTCGGAGATCTTGCCTCCGAGCTTTTCGTACTGAGCACTCAGCTCCTTGTACTGGTCGCTGTTTACCTCGGTAGCCGCGAGCTGTTCCTTCAGCTTTGCCAGCTGATCAGTAACGCTCTGAGTATTCTGCGCGACCTTCTGCTCGGCATTCGCCACCGACTCCAGACTATTTGCTACGCTGTCGAGCGTGCCTATCGTACCGTCTGCTTTAGTCTCGAGTTCAATTATGTACTTTTTAGCCATGTACTACGATGTATGTGATGAGTGAAAGAAGAGCCCAGGCACCGAGCACAAGTGCCCAGCGAAGTAGGTAGAACATGGCAAGACGTCGCCCCTTCAGATGACGCTCTCCGGTGTTGGTTTTGTAGCCAGCCTTGATAAGCTCAAGTAGCGGCGTGATCGTGTTCGTGTTGGTATACATTAAGTGAGTTTTGACTGTGTGTATGTTAGTGATGCGGTCACGTGAAAAGTGTCCGGGAAGCCTGCGCCTGCTACCTGGTAGCCGATGCGGTGAAGGTTCGCGACTGCGACGTTCACGCCGAAGGTGAACACATACGCGCCGATGCCACCGATGACGTTCAAAGGTGTGAGAGCACTGACGGCTGCCACTCCTCCGCTCTTGATCATGGCGAAGCTCAGCACTCCGCTCTCATAGTTGCCGGTGAGGTTGTCGTCTTGTATCGTGTACGAGAGCAGACAATTCCAGCAGGTATCGTCGGGCATGTCGATGTGCGAGTTCAGCACTCCATTGATGAAGAGAAACTGACCGCCTGCCGCTGCGAAGGTCTGCTTCGATTGCAGCATGATGACGCCACTCTGAGCATAGCCGTCGGGACTTGTTGCTGGTGTGTTGTTCATATAGCCACCTCCCAGATGCGTGCCGCTCTGCTTGGTGTATACGTTGCGACCGAACATGCTCACGCCTCCGGTGCCTTCCATGATAGTCTTGTCACCGACAGCGATGCTGTAGGGGTTGTTCACGTCGAGTTTTATGTCAGAGCCAACAGCAAGCGAGTATACGTTCGTCGATGAGTTGTCAAGTCGCTCCGTCATCGTGATCGTGTTCAATGCGTTCGAGATCTCGCTTGCACTGCGTCCGACCTTCGTAGTAGCTGCGAGTGTGACGTTCTGCGGTGTAGTCGTGAAGCCGTAGCAGGTATTCGTGACGCTGTCCCAAAAGTAGCCGAAGCGCACACATGACTCTTCTGTCGATGCGATAGGGTCGCCGTTCCCATCTACGAACTGGACGACACCGTTGTCGTCCACGTTGTCAGGCGTCTCGGTGCTCTCCGGCACTGCGTCGATGAGCTTGAGAAGTTTGACTTGAGTCACCTCTGCGCTGCCGACCTTGTAGTCGTTGATCTCGAGGATGCGCCACCACGAGTTCACTACCCAGATGCGATCGCTGAACTTGAAGTTCAAGATGTCGCTCAGCTCGAGCGCAAAGTATGCCTCCATCAGTCGAGCTTGTGGGGAGTAGAGCTGATTCAGATAGTCACGCCAGTACTCGTTGAAGAGGTTTTTGTAAGGCGACGCGCCTATGATATACAGAGGCACTTCCGGTGCCCAGTTGAGATCGAGGTCGGTGAAGAAGGGTATGATGTTCTCGTAGTGATTCAGCACCGGGACGACATAAGCTGTGTCTGGAGTACCTACTTGGAAGTCGAAGAGCGTCATCTCATAGTCACCTGCATGGAAGAGACAGCGCATCTTCGGACTGATGAAGTTGCCATCGTTGTCTACGAACTTTGGAATGACCAGCGACGTGCCTCGAATATAGTTCGAAGGTGTCGACTGAGTGATGAGCTGAATCTTCTGCTCGCTATCCTTCGCAAAGTCGTTCGGCACATCGTTCACGCTGACCGTAAAGTCCGCGAGCTTGTAGTCGCCATAGATTCGATTCAGTCCGGTGTAGATCTTCGAGCCTACGTCTTCGCCTGCCGAGTATGTGAACGTGAGGCGCTTCGTCTGGAAGTCGCTCGTGTTGCTGAGTGTGATGTCCTTCGAGATGTCGAGCTTCTCACTCCAGTCGCGATCGCTTCCACTGCCGACGTAGTTGCTGATAGGCTCAATGATGAGAGCATTCGGCAAGCTGCGGTCAGGCACGATGACGCACGAGTGCATGTTGAATACATCGCGAAGGAAGTCGCCCTGCGTCATGTCCGGTGCATTCGCTGCCCAGTCAAGAGTGAGGCCGTCCATGAAATTAGCGTCGATCAGTTCGAGACCGGTGCCGCTATCGTATCCGCTGCCACCTTGCAAAGTAGCCGCAGTCGTCGCTTGATACATGAGTCGGAACTGATCACCTGCCGCTAAAAAGAACTGAGGAGCGCCGTTGACTGAGTCGAAGTTCACAGTGCTGCCAGTGATCTGCGAGGTGCCGAGCATAATATTCGCACCGCTCGTGATATTGTTGAAGTATATGTTCACGCTACCTCCGAAGCCGGTAGACGTGAAAGTATACCAATAGCGAAAAGTATAGAGACCAGTAGCAGGTGCTGTGAAGACTGCCGAGGTGACTGTGTTGCCGTTGTCGAAGTCCTCGGTCACGTTAGTCACTGCGACAAGTGTCGGCGTCAAGGCTGTGGTCGTGTTGTTCCAGAAGCGAAATATAAAGCTCTGTACATTTTGAGTATATGCGAGCTGCTTGCTGTTGATCCAAGGTGCGTAGTACTTTACCAGTACGTTGTCGAGCGTCAAGCCGGTATATGTGAAACCTGCCTCCTCGATAATCTTCTCGAATATCCACTGCCAGTTGAGTGATGGCGTAAGGTCTCCGGCACGAGGTGCAAGGAAGGCTGAAGTCGAGTAGATGCTTCGCGTGCCCGGTGTTCCGCTCTCGTCCCACTTCTGACCATAGTCAGCGAGTGAATACAGATAAGGGTATCCAGTAGCAGCTACGACTTCCGCATAGTTGAGCACTGCGTTGAGGTCAGCGAGTGCCGCGATGTCCTTGAGCTTCTTCCCTGCGATTGCATTGAAGAGGTCAGGGCTCTCCGCGTAGAACGTGACCTCGAAGTCTGCGAGCTTGCCTGCCTGAGTGATCACGCGCATCACGCGTACGTATCCGATAGCTATCGGCAAGGTCTGCACTCGTAGCTCAGCGGGTAGCTTAGTCTGGAAGTAGTCGACGTCGGTCTTGAAGTTGACGTCGTTGAGATAGCCGAGCGCTTGCAGGTTGTTGTCGGTGCAAGGTATTCTGAATTGACGACTGAATGAGCCCAGTGCAGCAAAGGTCTGAAGGTCTGAGAAGCGCCAGTTCTGACTGATAGTCTCGTTCTCATATAGTTCGAGGAAGCGCTTCTCGGTAGTGTCGACAAGTGTCTGAATGCGGAGCGAAGCAATCAATGGAATCGGTGACAGATTCGAAAAGTCGAGCCCTACGTCGGTCGTGATGTCACCGGTCAAAGGATCAAACGTGAGCACGACACAGCTCTCAACGAGGCCACCGATAGAAGGGTCGGCTGTAATTGTGCTGCCTGGTGTGAAGAAGCTGTTGTCAGGCACCGGGTCGCCGATATTAGTCGCGCTGTTGATGTTCCAGCTTGTCTGTGCGACAAAGTAGGACGGACTGATGTTCCATAGACCGTTGTCTACCAAGGCAGTGCCGCCTCCGGTGACGATGAGCTCTACGTCGTATCTCATGACCAGTAGTCTTGTGAGTATTTAACCTTCAGCACAATATTGTAGAGCTTGCCGTTTCGCTCCTTCCGTTCGAGGAAGCTCGTCTCGTCGATGCTCACCGGTAGGCAGGTGCCGTCATCGAGCACGATGTGGACTTGATTGCTGACGAGTAGACCACGCAGGAAGACGTACTCGTTCTCTTGCACCCAGTCCGATGTGACCTGGAGCGTCTGCGTCACTATCGTCTGACGATCGGTGAGCACGCGGTCATTCGACTGATAGAACGGTGACTCTCCTCTCCAGCGTGTCTGCTTATATTGCTTGCGTTCGATGCTGTTGGTGATCTCGTTTTTCTTGATGAAGTTAAAGTAGTCCCACCCACTGCGTGAGTTCACCCAAGCAAGGCGCACCGGTGCATATCGGCAGTCCCACTGACCATAGAGCTCGGCATTGTAGAAGACGTAGTACGCTGATCTCACCGCATTGCTTGCGTTCAGTATATTGATGACATAGTACCTCCATCCAGGATACATGCTCGGCTTCTCGGTAGATGCCGAGTCATTGATGTTCGCAGGGTAGGCACCGAGACAGAGCATCGTGTCCGGTGTCACCGATGAACTCGTATATGTGTGTGCTGTTCCAGCTGCATCATACAACAAGATGCGCCACTTGTTGGCGTTGTTCGATGTCAAGTAGGTGTCGTTGCCAGGGAAGAAGAGCATGCCATAGTCGGCCTCGCGTGCTGGTATGTAGATCGTATTCGCCGCTGTTGCACCTACCCATGCCGACGGCTTCATCGTCCATGTGTGTGTTGACTCGAAGCGGTCGCTCATAGCTCTGCTCGTTGCGGCACTCGTGAGTGCGTACTTCACGTCGATGCTTCCGCTGTTTGGATTCGGCTTGTAGCCGTCTCTCATCTGGTAGTAGCCGTTGACCACTACGATCTCGGCAGGCTCCGTCACGTTGCCCGAAGGCGTGAGCACTCCTCCGACTATCCAGTACTCCTCAAACGTCACCGTGTAGGTGTCCCATGCGTTGCCGATAGGCTCGTCCACGACGTCGGCTTGACTATGAATGTCGGGCATGTCCTCGTAGTTGCGAAGACTCACCAGACTACCGAGGTCGTATATGATGCCTCCGTATGGATCAACTGAGAGCATGAAGGTGTAGACCTCCGACGTACTGCCGACGGTCACGCTTGCCTGGATCCTGAAGCCCGGCTGTGAGCTGTTGTCGCTCGTCATGTGGAAGATGAGCCGCTGTCCTCTCGGACTCCACGCATACGGCTGCTCTGTGAGAGTGATTGCCATGTCTTATGTTCTGAATTTTTTCTTCGTGTTGAATATTGTGTCGACTCTGATGCTGATCGCTGCGTCAAGTGCTGCGATGAAGTCGTCGCCTCGCTTGTCGAGCTCTGTCTCGATTGCATCACGGAAGTAGAAGATCGGCTCGATGCCCTTCTTCGAGATGCTCTTGGCAATACGTGCCGCCATGCGGAGCTTCAACTTCTCCATAGTCACCTCCTTGCCGGTGCGCTTCGACTCTCTCTCTGGTGAGGTGAACTGCGAGCGCTTCATTCGATTCTCGTCGTCGACATTGCGAGGCTTGATACCCTTCGCATTGATCCACTTCAAGATAGGACTGATAGGTATCTTCCCCCCTCGATAGGAGTAGGGACTCCCCCACTTCTTCTCGGTGCCGTTGACACCTTGCTCGATGAAGTCGCCGTATGTGGACGCCTCACCTCCTGCATAGAAGTACAGATACGATGAGCGTCCGGTCAGCTTGCGGTCGAACTTCAAGTTCTTCGCCAGCGTGCCGGTCGCATTGCGTCGTCTGCTCTTGCCACCGATGCGACGTATGATGCGAATATTCGAGACAGCGTTCTCCACTACTCCCTTCCCGAAGTCATCGAGGAGATCATAGAGCGCCTGGTATTCGACCGGTCTTGCCATCAGCTCAGTGTCAAGTTAAGAGCACCGGCTGCATAGATGTATGCGTCAGTGTTTGCGTCCATAGATTCGCCCCATGTCTGATATGCGTCGCCGTCGATAGGCAGCAAGCCAGTGATGAGTGCAGTGTTCTCGTTGTCGCTGAGCACATAGGCGAAGACTGCCTCGCTCTCCAAGTTGTCGAACTTGATCGTCAGCGTGAGCTGTGTTGCGTCTTGCTCGATGCCGTCCTTCCAGACGGTTATAGGTGTGATTGCTTTCATGTTATGATCGTTCAAGTAGTAAGCTAAAAGAGACAAAGGTGCCGCTCGCCGAGCTCGGTGCATTGTTCACGCCCTTGATGCTGATTGTGTCACCGGCTGCGACGCTGACCGTGTTGGTCGTGTCGCTCTTGGTCACGTTCGAGCCGTCAGCATTCGCGAAGGTTATAGTGATGGCTGTGTCCGCTGCGTTTTTGCGAAGTGTGAAGACCATCGTGCCACCGCTTGACTGGAGAGCGCCGATGCGTATGTATAGGTTCTTGATTGTGCCGGCGCATGGCATGACTATGATTCGAGCATTCTCGCTCGTGTTCGGTGCAAGGCTTCCGCTGATGCCCCAGTATGCGGTGCTGTTGGCTGCTTGTGAGATGTTTGGATTCGATGCGTAAGCTATCGAGTCACCGGCAGGCTTCGAGTTGAAGGTAGACCAGTCTGCCGCACTCAGGAAGCCAGGCTGTGCAGCACTCGCCTTCTGTCCATTCGCGTAGTCGATACTGATCACTCCGCTTGAGCTGTTGAAGTCAGCCGCCGTGAAGGCCGCCGCTCCTTTGGTTGTGCCATCAGCTGCCGCGTCTGCGATGCTCAAGGTACGATCTGCACTCAAGTCACCGCCTCCAGATAGTGGCGAGCTCGTCGATATGCTTCTCGATGTCGAGACCTTGCTGTTGAAGGTCGACCAGTCAGCACTCGATAGAGCACCACGAGCTGAAGCACCTGCCGTCGGTAGGTTAAATGTGTGAACTGAGCCAGCGCTACTGATGCCGAAGTCGGTGCCGCTCGTGCCGGTAGCGAACGTCTGAGTGTTCGCGGTGAGTCCGTTGAGTGAGCTGAGGCCGATAGCATAGGTGCTATGCACCTCGCCGATCGTCGAGTCTTCAGTGTAGAGAGTCACAGTCTTGCCGTTCGTGTTCTGTATGTCGAACTCGATGTGCACGCGGTCAGTAGCCAGTGTGACCGTGTTCGGTACTGAGATCGTGAAGGTGTAGAGGTCGAGCACATTGCCGTTCGTGATTTGCTCCACTGGTGAGACAGCCACGAGCGTGAAGTTCGTGCCGTCATAGGTGTATAGCTTGGCAAGTATCTCGGCATGATTCGCACCGCCTCCAGTCTCAGACAGATAGACGTCGATAGTCCAGACTCCGGAGGGTATGATCAAGTGATTCGGTGAGCCGATATCTGTGATGAAGCGAGCGATGACTCCGGTAGTAGCTCGCGTGAAGTTAGCTGCTGGGCCAGTGCCAGCATCGGTGCCGAGTTCGTAGTATGCGTTGCCTCCGATAGTGCCTTGAGAGACGTTGCCGTTGAAGTAGAAGATCTGTCCTCCACCGCCTCCGGTGCTCGGAAAGTTAGCCAGTGAGCCGTCGCCTCGTATATACTGGTCAGTCGTACCTGCTCCACTGACCGCAAGAGTGCCTGCCGTCGTGATAGGTGAGCCGGTGACTGCGAATGCGGTCGGCATCGTGAGAGCAACAGAGGTCACTGTGCCTCCGCTCGAAGGTGTCACGTTTACCCACGACGTGCCGTTGTATTGCAGTGTCTGTCCGTTGCTCGGTGTAGTGAGAGCGACGTCATTGAGTGCATCGAGCGCAAGGCCCGGTATGATGACCCACTTCGAGCCGTCCCACTCGAGCAGGTCGCCCTTCTGTGTTCCAGCTATGAGGTCGCCGACCGTCTTCGGTATTGCCGGGAAGTTCTGAAGCGCTCCGGTGCCGTCGATGTACTGCGCCGCGATTCCATTCGCCGTGATGGCAAGAGTGCCGGACGTTGTCACTGGCGAGCCACTAACAGAGAGTGCAGCGTTCGCAGGTGCAGGTACGCTCAAGCCGACAGATGTGACCGTGCCACTTCCAGTTGATGGTGTAGATGCCACCCACTCCGTGCCGTTCCACGTCAGTACCTGCCCATTCGAAGGAGTCGGTGCGTTCACATCACTGAGGTCGTCGAGCTCGCTCGGTATCGTCGGCAAGTTGTCGAGGTCGGTGTAGTCATTCGAGAAGGCCGCTGCTCCCAGACTCGAGATGTCTGCCTTGAGGTCGAGTGCAGCTTGAAGGTCGAGCTGATTGCTGAGCAGGCCTCCGATGCTTCCCCAGTTCGTGCCCACGTCACCGGTAGCGTCGAACTTCACTCTGCCGTCTCCCAGATCTGTGATCGTGATGTTCGCCCCTGCGGTTAGGTCAAGCAGGTGCTGGTTCACGTTGTCGACCGTGTTCACTCGTAGTATGATGCCGGGAAGCGGTGAAGGAGGAGTCGATGGACTACCGCCACCGATAGCCCAGTCCGCAGGTATGTCACAAGCTGAGTAGTTGTTCGGTACGCTGATCGTGAGTGCAAGTGTGCAGCCACTCAGTGTATGCGTCCACTCCTCGATGAAAGGAGTGATCGTGCTCTCGCCTTCCACTTCCACGTCCGAGCCGAAGACAGTCTGTCCGTTCTGTATCTCACTGAGCAGGTCTTCAGCCAGACGTATGCAGTCGCTGATGCTCTCCTTCTGGTAGTCGGTCTTGTCTTCCTTGTCGCGAGGTATGTCCGCGAAGATGACGTCGAAGGTGAACAGACGAGCACCTGCCGCAGCTCTCACCTCGACCGGTGCGACGTGCATCCATGGGAACTGCTGATCCTTGTCAAGGTCGGTCTGGTCTACCTGCCCATGCGTGAAGCGCTTGATGAGATAGTGACCGTCTGCGAAGAGCTTGAAGCGCTCGATGACGACGTTATAGCTGATGTTATTAAACATGTCCTCTCTTTATTCGTTTGAGCATCCGGAGCTTCTCTGCGTTATAGTCGCGCATATAGCTCAAGTGCGTGTATATCTCGTATATGTTCCTATCGAGTACTGCGTCGAACTTCGTCACGTCGTTGCTGGCAAGTATCTCGAGGATATGTAGCCAGCCATAGCGGTCGAGGCCGTCCGGTGTCAAGTCAATCTCATCCTCATCTCCATCTCCACTATCTGCTCCTCGAGCATACTTGTCACGCAGTCGCGTGCGATAGTCGAAAAAAAAACCAGCGCCCCCTGCACTTGACTCATCGACATGCCCTTCAGTGTCTCGACATAGCGCTTCGCGTCTTCCATCGAGTACTTCTTGATGTCGTAGTAGTCACCGAGCTGAGCACTGACCGGTCGGAAGAGCACCGCCATAAGCTGTGGCATATAGCTCCAGTTGACTGTCGTGCCCTTCCATATCTCACCTGCCCAGGCTTCAGCATCCACGTGCTCGCGCATGGTCATGAGATCCATGTCCGGTATGAAGCCGAAGAGCTGACCATCGAGTCTGAACTTCTCTCTGTGTATCGGTGTGCATGATGCAGCACTTCGCTCGATGAGCTCAAGTGTCTTGTTCACGAGCTCGTAGTTCCAGTTCTCGATGACCGTCCTCTTCAGTCCGGTGTATGCACTGATGCGCTCGGCATCCGTCCTCGCGGTCATGTAGGCCACGTAGGTGCGGAGTGTCACGTCGTCCAGTGTCTTTGGTATCTCGACTCTCATCTGTTGTATTGACTCTTTTCGGTTATATGTTCCCTATGATCTCAATGATAGGCGCACCTTCTGCACCAGTCACTTCTTGCCGCTCGACGTATCCGCGCTTCTTGCCTTGTGTCTTTAAGAAGAAGATCGTCGCTGCGACGTTGCCCTCTTTGATGAGCTTCATCAGTTCGGACTCCGCGAAGTCCAGACGCATCTCGCGTATCTCTTCCACTCGTTGCCGGTAGTACTCGTCTTGCTCTATCCAGTTGTAGTGCGTCTGACGTGCGACCTTCATCTTGTCGCATGCCTGCTTGACGTTGCCCAAGCTATACTCGAGCGCCGCCAGCATGGCTTCCTTTCGGTCGTCGGTGTCGAATCTGTCCATCTTTTGCTACATCTATTGGTTCGCGTTGTATGATGCGATGCAGACTGCGTAGCGCTGACTCGCGTCGGTGTATTCGGTGAGTAGCTTCGAGTCGGACATGCATCGAGCCATGAAGTCCTCTCGCTTCTCTTCTGGTGTCGGTGTTGGTATTGGCATCACTTTCGGTGTTTATTTGTTTGCTTGATTAAGTCGATGAGCGACAGCACTGCGGCACTGATGACAGCGATGCATAGTGTGTAGACGATGACCGTGCTCATGGTGTGTATAGTTGAGCTTGTGCTGCTGTGTTGATTCGAATCTTGTCAACCTGCTCTTGATTGTTGTCATAGTGCATCTGTATGCCGATGCGCTTGATAGTGTGCCACTTGTCGACTCCGTCGGTGAAGTAGATGCGAGCCTTCGGTATGCCGAGCTCTTTGGCCGTAGCAAGTACGTCTTCGTTCTCCTTCCAGTGTCGAGCGGTCACGATGTACACGAGGTGTCCTTGTTTCATCTTGATCGAGGCAAGTGCCTGACCGGGTCGCGTACTGAGCACGCCGTCATAGTCGAATGATATCTTCATGCTTGAGTGATTAAGTGTTCGATGAGTTCATACTGAGCCTTGATTCGGTGCTGGTAGCCGTTCGATAGTTCAATGATGCACATGTTCGGACTGATTGCGTCGTATAGTGCGACGATATGCTCGACGTATATGCAGATTCGACTCTCGACGTATCTCTTCGCTCTTGGTATGTTGAGCTCCTTGAGTACGCGGTCGGTCGTTTCGTCGTCGACGTCTTGCTCATCGAATAGGGCTACCGCGAATAGGTAGCCGTTCTCTATGTAGCACTTGTGGCCGTTGATCATATTTGTACGTCTTGCTTGTTACCTATCTGAAGCTGGAGCTCTTTGACCAT